GACTAAACTCTCCATACCCGTACGCCTCGCACCCCATCTTCTATAACTGCTTTTGTAACTGTCTTATAACGTAACCTTCCAGTTACGTTAGTAATATCTGCTTTTGCTTGGGTAGTGTTTAAGCATGGTATGAAGAAGGAATGCCCACGCTTAAACTTCTTCCAATTAATCTCGTACGTCACTTTCTCTATCTTCACCAGCGTCCTCCTCAGCAGTCTCTTCGTCTGCTGGTATAAAGGATTCCATACTTAGGAAGTCAGGGGGTGAATTACGATGGTCAATAATCAAACATCGCGGCGACGAACTGATGTCCACCTTCATGCCTTTTGCTATACGCTTGTTGTCAAGCTCAAACGCAACACCACGCTTTTTAAGCTCACGTAAGAACTCACGGTAGTCCACTTGCTGCTCTGAGAAATGTTGCCGTAGAAACTTAATCACATAGTAGCTTTTCATGGTGTCAGGCTCGTACCGTATGCGAAGCTCCCTGCGAGGCAGCATCCTAGGTAGAGGTGGTATTTTAGTGCGTTGGTCTGCTTGGTCATCAACAGCTAATATGCAGTCCATATTGCTAATTACGTACTCACTGAGTACAGTTTCACAGTTATCCAGTGGGGGAGCAGTATCTTCTTTCATGGTACCTAACTTAGCAATGATTTGCTTATAGATACGTTGCATGTCGAACTTGATAATCCCCAGCTTGTTTATAATAAGACCAGCGGTGAAGTTGCATGCTAAAACCGCAGCCCAATTACGCTCACGTTGAGTCAAGCCAAGGTCATTACTTACTTTAAGTCTTACTCTTTCTAACGTAACTTTAACCTCATCAAGGTTAGCTATTACGTACTGCACGAAAGGCACAATAGCATGCCCGTAGTTTGAGTTGAGCTGCTGGTCAAATAAACGCACCCCTTCGTCACGACTTACTACGGTACTGTGCTCCACAGGGAACTCTAGCAGCCGCATGAGCTCACCGTCTGGGGTTTTCTTGCCGTCTTGTAGTTTTTGCACAAACGATGAGTTGGAAGCAGACAAGGTTATGTTTCGCCACGTAGTATTATTCAGACGCAGTTTATTTGAGCTGGCTTCATTACGCTCCTTACCTTTACCCTGAGAGAAAGCGTACATCATGTCAGACAAATTCTCTTTGCGAATATTAGTCATCTCGTCTATGGGGTTGACTATGTTATTCAAGATACCTGCCTTAGTAATCTTGGAGTTCTTAGTATCTTCTGGATTACCTAGTAGCATCTCTGGGTGACCACATACGCTAGCTGCTGCACGCAATACGGTGGTTTTACCTGCTCCAGATAAGCTATGAATCAGATTAATTACACAACCTTTCTGCTCTGTAAACTTAAGCAGCGGAGATCCAAACCCAGATAACGCGGCAAAGGCTTGCACTTCCAAACCCTCGCGGTTATATAGCATGAACACCTCAGCCCACTTCTCTAGCGTGCCTTGTGGTTCAAAATATGGAGCTACGTTATCTGTTATGGTAGACGGTGGTGAATGATATACGTGGTCATGTGTTATCTCTCTACTGCCAACAATAAACTTAGTATTATTATCAGCCCAACCAAACTGGTCACGCATAATTTCTGCACTCCTTTTATTTTGTAAGTCTTTTATTGATTGAACTACGAATATAGCCAGTAGCTTGAACGCGGTGTCTCCAATGACTACACCGTTTTTAGATAATTCCTTTCTAAGCTCTGACCTTTCAGTTACTTTAGTATTTGGTATTACAAATTCTTTCATGCCATCTTTAGGTAAATGCACCCGCATAACTACGACATCCCCTGCATGTGGGTCTGTCATACGTTTGACTACATAGATGTCATTTTCATAGACCAGCTTAGGCTCTTCGCCCTCCATTATGTACAAACCACCGTTCTTACCACGGAAGAAGGGTTCTGGCACTTCTGGTATGGTTACGGTAGATACTTCGTTGTTTTCATCTTCTACTTCAACAACGTTATCTGCCTCAGTAGCGCGTATTATTTCCTTACCTAAAGTTATGGGTCCGCGTATCTTGCCTTTAAAGGGGCAGCCGTCACATCCACCGGGGTTATTTTCTTCAAATTTAAGGCAGCTATGGGGGCCAGCAATGTGGGCTATTTTCTTTTCAACTTCCTCGGGGTCGTACTCTGGGTGCTCTGCTGACAGCTTATGTATTGCTTTGTTACTATCGGAACAGAACTTAGCGACGGACAGGGCGTTAAACCACCTAGGTTCCGCCAACGTTGCTCTTTCGGTATAGCATTGCAGTAGCTGATTACACCCGTCACCTTCTGCACTACGCCGCATAATCTTAGCAAACGAGGACTCCATGTTGTCCAAAATCTTCTGACCAAGTGCGGTCAATTTGCGCCCTGAGTGCGCCTGTTTTAAGAAAGCTGACTCTTGAACCCCCAGTATGTCCTTAATATCATCATAGGAAATCGGTGAACCAACCATCATTACAGATACTTTGGTAGGTGGGTTGTCCTTAAAGTTATAGGTACCCGGTATCCGCAGCACCCTAGCAACTTCAAATACTGCACGGTCGACGTAGAGCTTTTGGGTATCGCATACGTCACGTAGCCTAGCTGCGACAGGCTCCCACTCGTCTCGGGTGATTGCTTCTTCTAGCACCCAGTACACGTGTAGCCCGCGCCCTGATTTGACCACAGTTGGTTTAGGTAAGCCAGTTACTTGGCAGAACCGTTTAAGCTCTGTAAGTGCGGCAGTCTGGTTGATATACCCTTGGGGTATGCCCGTCTTGGAGTTTTCTTCTGCCTTACTAGGTCCACAGTCTAGGTCTAACCAAAAGGCTTTTAGTGAGCGTACGTTATCCTGCTTACGGCTTTCATCGGTATCAAACTTAGCAACAGCAAAGAATGTATTTAACCCTTTTGAAACGTAATGTTCTGCTAGCTCATCTAACTCTTCTCTTGTAGCTACTAACCTTTGTGTGATTTTATTATCTGGTGATATACCTAGTACGCAATAGAACCCGGCCTCGGGTTGTACGTAAGATAATAAGTCAAAATCATTCATCTTTTTTCAGGGGGAACTATATCCCCAAGTATCCTCGGTAGCATCTAATTGTTTTAGTTATTATGTGAAATCCAGTAACAGCTCTTCGATAGCCGTAGACTGTTTAGTGCTCGGTTTATGGGTAGCACAGAACCAGTTGTATACAGTCTGCCTAGTCACACCCAACTTCTCAGCGATGGTAGTAACAGGAACATCATACTCGATGCACATGCGTCCTAACTTCACGCCAATGGATGTGACGTCGGCAGCTTGGTTCAGCTTTATAACCCTTGAGCTATAACCGTGTTTCATCAGTCGTCTTCACTCGCCCAATCAGATACTACAGATGACAGGTCATCAACTAGGTCACTGACAGGTTCCTCTTTCTTCTTAGTACGTGTAGTTGGTTCGGCAATAGGGTCTTCAGCGGGCGCCTCTGCTTTCTTCTCTGCCCCATGCTGGTTACTTTTACCTTTACTCTGTGAGTACTCGTACAATGAGTCAGATACATTATCTTCTTCGTCGTCCTCAGTAGGCTCATCAGAGCGTTTGATAGCTGGGGCACTAGGGAGCTTTGTTACACCGTCAGCCTGTGCCACAGTAATCTTAGTGTACATCTGTGTTTCTGGCCTACTTTGTACAGACCCAACGACTTCAAGCTCTTCGTCGCTTAACTGGCGAACTGGGGTAAATACCAGCTCCATAGAAGCTGCATTTTCATCGTAACGTACATTGGTTACTACAGTATCTGGAGACTCACCGTTAGATACCAAGAAACGTACGTAGCTTTCAAAGGGGTGCGTATTGCCCACGCCCTTACCAAACAGTGACTTAGCAGGTACGTTAAACTGGTACACGTTACCCTGCTTGTCGTTCTCTAGCATTACGGATATACGACGTTGGAATCTGCATGCACGAGCACCGTTGTCTCCAGACCCTGCAACGTTCATAGGGCACTCTTTACAGTTAGCGTGCTGCTTATCAGAAGCCTGTGCTTCTGGCTTGTCTCCTAGGTTGGACCAGCAGTTTGGCAAAGTAGCGTCTTTGTTAGGGTCGTACTTTTCTTTATAGTAAATACGAGACACAGAAGGCAGCATACCCACAATAATGCAGTTAAACTCTCCTCGTATGGAGTCGCCTATCTGTTCCCCGTTTACAATCTTTTTAAACGTACCGTTGGTGTTAGTCTGTATCCTACGGTTTGTTACTGTAGAGCTGCTAGCAATAGACTTACCTAATGCAGTTATCCGGTCAGACCTCGCAACTACTGGGCTTGACTGGTTTTCAAATATTGACATCTCGTTGCTCATAGTGGCTCCTATTTTTTAGTTGTCGGTTTACGTACAGATATTATGTACTTTTTATTTGCTTGTAGACCAATAGGAATATCCTCTTGGTTTTCTTCTAAAAACTGCTTCATGTTGCCGTTGTGTATGCGTTTTTCCAACAAGAAGTAGGCGTCATGTTTTTTGACGTACTCATAGAACTCATCCCAGTCGCTAGTCCAGTAGCTAGAATGCACACGTCTGGTAACTGTTCCTTCTGGGGTCCTAAGACTATCTAGGTTCTCGGCGTTACAAAGGTCAAGTAGTTTTTCGGATACTAACTCCTGCTGCTTTTTAATCTTTGCTATCTCATCCTCGTGTTCCTTGATAGCACTCCTCATTTTTATGTATATACTAGCTAACTTGTCAGCAGTATATTCCTCGTTTTGCATAGACAGTCCTCCTCGTTAAGACAGTCAATTCTACTATTAAACTATACATTGTCAAGTACTTCTCTGTACAAATCAATAATTTTATTATGGTGGTCGATGTTACTCTGCAACATGGTATACAGTTTGTTTTCTACTTCGCTCCCTTTTATATGTATAACAGTCATGTTGTTTTTCTGACCGGGCCTATCAATACGGGCGTTAGCCTGTAAATACGTTTCCACGCTGGTTACTGGGGCATACCATATAATTGTGTCTGCTGCTGTAAGGGTTAACCCGTGCGATGCAGCTTGTGGCTGAATGATTAGCACCCTTGGGTTAGTCTCTTTTTGAAACGCTGTTATTATGTCACTGCGCTTATTGACTGATACCTTCCCAGATATGATTGCTGAGGGTATTTTCTTCTTAGTAAGAAACTCATATAGCAATTCTATGGTATGTGTAAATGGCACAAACACTAGTACTTTGTTAGTTGTTTCCTCGATAGCCTCTAGTACTACTTGTAGGCGGTTCTTAACATCAAACTCTACGACCCCTTTATTGTCTGAATACACCGCACCCCCTGATATTTGTAGTAGTTTGTTCAGGTTAGTAGCTGCATTTACAGAAGTTACGCTTTCTCCAGCCGCCATCATAGACATTTCTTTTTTGAGTAGGTTGTAATACTTCATCTGCTGGGGAGTTAATGGGGCTTCCCTATCCACATACGTTAGTGGTGGTAAGTCTAAACATTGTTCCTTTTCAAAGCGAATTGCTGGCTGAAGAAGTTTGTGTACCTCCTTGTCTGCGTTGTACTTGGGGCGCCATATATACTGAGTAATCTTGTACATAACTTTATCCCTGAATTGCCCGAAATATTTGGGCGTGCCCTCTGGGTTAATTAACTTCGCTAGACCGTACGCATCAAGGGGAGACTGTGCTGCTGGCGTACCTGTAAGCATCCATAACCATTCTACATTTGCGGATATGTCACGTAATGTTTTCCAGCGGGTAGTCTGTACATTTTTGTAGGCGTTCGCTTCGTCCACCACAATCATGTCAAACCCACCGTTAATTATCTCGTCCTTCACGACGTTCACCCCATCAAAGTTAATGATGACGAACTCGCAACCAGCATTAAGCACTTTGCGCCTAGCTTCTGACGTGCCGTGTGCTACAGACACGCTTCTGTGCATAGCAAATGTAAAGAAGTCTTGCTGCCAAGCAGACTTCATAATTGATAGCGGGCATATAACAAGGACTCTCTTGATTAAACCGAGCTTCATAAGGTAGTCAGTAGCCCAGATAACTGATGCGGTCTTGCCTGTGCCTTGCTGGTTAAAACAAAAGGCTTTCTTGCGTAGCGTTAGGAATGCGGCTGTCTTCTTTTGGTGGTCAAAAGGTGTGTGCTTGCCAGTCCACTTGTAATCACGCTCGATTGTCGATGGTATGTTTTTGACACGTAGGTCTGCGAGTGCTTGCGCCTCTGTAAGCCCCCAGTGGATAGCTACGTCAAACATGCCATCAGTTTCTTTGAGTACCTTACTTTTCTGAATACGCTCTGTAATTAAATGTGGGCGCCTCGTACGTAGCACTATTGCTTTGTTGTCTACTATTTGCATTATATTTTTCGGCCTTTGGTCATGTCTTTACGCCAGCTACGTTTAAAAAATCCGTAACTGCTTTATTTACCTTTAAGTTATGGGGGGCAATATGATACTCGTAACCATTGTGCGTTGCATACAAAGACGTGATTCCTAAGTTACCAACATCTATGGGTTCGGAAGCATCTGTATTATGCTCTGCCACAAACACCAGAGCACTTTTTTTGGCGGCATGTAGAGCCTCACCCATGCGTTGTAAGAGAAGCGCCTGTCCTCTAGGTACCCCAACCCCAGCGAGTTTTAGCTCCCCGAATATAAACACACGCCCGCCTATCTCATAGGCTACGTCTATATCGCTGGGTGTATAGCCATTTATTTTAAGGTTTTTAAAGTCCTTATTTTGTGCCATACGCTGTGGGAATTTTATTGTTGTCACTTGCGTTTTTTACTTTCACGCTTGCTAGTTTCAGAAACTAGGTTGCCTTTGGAATCACGTCTGAATGAACGGTTACGTGAAGCAGACTCCACCCTAGTACCATGAGAGTTTTTACCACCTTTATCCATAGCTTTTTTATGGGCTACATCTTTGCCATCACCCTTGGTTACGCGTCCGTCGCGCATAGCCTTACGGCGTGCAGCGTTGCGTTGAGCACGCTTTTTCTTCTGCTCTTCGGTGCCTTGGTAATTGGCATACTCTTTACGGTAGTTACGTTTTTTACTTGGCATGTTCGCTCCTACTAATGGATGTTTTTTGGCACACCCGGAAATGGGTTTTTCTTTTTTTCACACTGCATTTCTACCACACCTTTGCTTGTGCCCAAGGCTATGACTAGTTCTTCTAGGGTATACCCTAAAGAGTCTCCTAAATAGGCGAACACGTAGGCAAGGGCAGCAACCGCTCTTTTGTCCTCTAGTTTATTTTTTCCCAGTACTTCTAGTATTTCATCTTTAAAGTTGTTCATTGTTTTATTAGTCATCAGTTTATTTCCTCCTCCTGCAACTCCTTTAACCTATCCTCTATTTCCCTACCTATACGTATGTAGTGGCTCTCGTATATGTAGGACGGGTTTTCCATTACATAATCAAGAAGCTCCAGTGCGCTCATATGTTTAATCTTTAACTCACTCATTTTAGTGCCGCCGCTATTTATCACTTCTTCACTCATCTTCGCTCCTACTTGTTAATGTTTAACTTACCTAAATCATCAGCTTTTTGTTGTAAGTCTAATTTTAGCCTAGCTACTTTAACCTCCGCGTAGAAGGATTCATTAACCTGTCCCGCCAGCTTAGTTACTTCTCTAGCCTTTGGTATGTCCATAGTCCCATTTGCCACAGAATTTATAGACGAGCACAGAAATTCTCTTAGTTCACCTGTTGTAGTAATTTTTGCCATTTTTCATTTTCCTCAGTTATGTTGTTTAGTTTTGATATCTGTCTAAGTATTGACTTCATTACAGCTAAGGTATCAGATGATACCCAGTGGTCTTTCCCTAGTATCCATACGTGGTTTATTCCTTCAAACCTGCCTGATTTAAAAAACCACTCCGCCCGACAACCACAGTCCTCATGCCGAGCCCTATAATAAACCCAGCGTTTGTGTGATTTTGTTTTCATTAGCCCCTTTATCTCTTTCTCCCACTTCCTAGCCTGCTCTATAGACAATATGGTTGCTTTCTTAGTAGCTAAGTACCTCTCAGAAACTTCTTGGTTAAACGCCCTATAGGTACCCCACTTGTTACTAAGGTTCAGCCATGAGCCTTTCATGCCTTGCAGCTCCATGGAACAAGCATCACAGTACCCTAGGTCATAGGAAAACTCCCCCCCACACCCACATATTAGGCACTGGCTCATCTTCGCTCCTTCCAATGTGGGCATGTTTTGACTGGGCAGTACGCACATAGTGGACCAGACACTGCGTTCCATACCCCTGTTTCCTCTGCCACCTCAATGCGCTCTAGGTCTGGGTCAAACTGAGCTAAGTACGATTTAAGTAGCGGAGCTTCGTGTTTTTTCTTTACAAATTCGTTACTTACAACAAACGCCAACGCAGATTTAACTACTTCGACCTCTGGGAAATGCAGGAATGTAGCTGCTGCTAGCAAGTCTAATTGTTTAGTGTCCGCGTATCTCGCATTTTTGCTGGATTTATAATCAATCAAATAGGCTTTCTCACCATTAACTATTATTAGGTCAGCTATGCCCCGCCACCAAGTATCATCAGCAAAAAACTTAGTCGCCCCATATTGGGTACCAGCTTTAGATTTAGATATACCCAATCGCAACTCACAATGCTTTGTTCCATCTATGTTTTTTATAGATTCTAGCGTAGGTTTAAGGAATTCGAATCCTTTTTCTAACGGAGTATCTGATTTAATGTATAGCTCTGCTGCCTTATGCAGTTTATTTCCATACCTAGTGGCTTCGTTACCATAGTCCTTAACATCTTTGGCTATTTTTAAGTGGTAGTATTTCTTTGGGCACTGTTTGAAAGTGCTTAAACTGCTATAAGACCATGCGTCCATTAGTGTAAGTTCCTGTCGCGTTCTTCTTTGGCTAGGTCCATAGGGTCTGGGCTGCCCAATTCTCCCCAGTAGGACCAACAATGAGATTCGTAGTCGGCTACTATTTTTTCGGCATAGTCACAAAGGGCATCTGACAGGCGTAATTTACCCACGTCGCCCGGATTAGTGAATTTAATAAAATTTAGCACGTCACTAGCCAGCGATTCGTTACCGTCTATAGCATCAGCTAGTAGCTCCCAAGCTCCCCACTTATGCTCCAGAATCTGCCATGCCATAGTTAGCACTCGCTTGGTAGGTTG